GTTGGTAGAGATATTGAGGCACCTGATTTTAGTGGTGACAATGATGATGATAATGGAGTATTTTTAACAGAAGTGGATTTATTCTTCTCATCAAAACCAACTGGTAATGAACCTGTTACAGTTGAGATAAGATCAGTTGAACTTGGAACACCAACTTTAAATAGAATTGGTGAAGGAAAAACTTTATCACCAAGTGAGGTAAACACCTCAGCAAATGCAAAAACTCCAACAAGAGTAACATTTGATCAACCAATTTATCTCCCTCCTGGTCAAGAATATGCGTTAGTTTTACTTGCTCCAAATTCGGATCAATATGAAGTTTGGACCGCAAAGATGGGAGAAAAAACCATTGAGACTAAAGATCTTCCAAATTCTCAAGCAATAAAATATTCCGTGCAATTTGCAATTGGGAGTTTATTCAAGTCACAAAATGGTTCAACATGGACTCCTGCTCAAGAACAGGATCTTAAATTCAAATTATACAAAGCAAAATTCACTGCAGATACTGGTATTGTACATTTTGGAAATCCTCCACTCGATTCTAGCAATGGATATGTTCCAACACTTGAAGAAAATTCACTTACAGCATTACCAAAAAATGTAACTCTTGGTATCACTACCATTAGTTCTGCCAGTTCTTTAGTTGGTATTTTGACTGCTGGCAGAAGAATTGCAGGTGCAGGAAACAGTTTTGGTACTATTGTTTCTACCGGAAGTAGTTCTTCTGGTGTTACAGCAACTAATGCTGGTTTGAATTATAATGCTGGTACGAGGAGCACAACTAATATTACCGGTAGTGGTAATGGATTAACGGTCAATGTTAGTAGTGTTAATTCTAGTGGAAGTATTACTGGGATATCAGTTGTTCAAGCAGGATCTGGATATGTAAGTGGTGATATTGTTTCTCTTACAAATGGATCAAATCAAACTGGTAGGGATGCAGTTATCACAGTTACTGCTAGTGGTAATCCCGATACTTTATATCTAACGAATGTTCAGGGTTCAATTCCAACTGGGGATTTAGTTTATTATAGTACTGATACCACTAAAGTTTCTCTTGCCAATACTGATGTCTTAACTTCAACTGAAGACGGTGGTATTTTCTCCGGAAATTATTTACATGTTGATCATTTCAATCATGGAATGTATGCTAATAATAATAAGTTAGAGTTGTATGATGTTGCTTCTGATTTAGCACCATCAAAATTAACTTCACAACTTCTTGCTACGACTGGTGGTTCTGGAACAATTCAAATCGAGTCCTCTGATATTTTCCAAACATTTGAAGGTCAACCTGTCAGTGCATCTAACCTCGGTTATGTCAAAATTGGAGATGAAATTATTGGATACAGCACCGCAACTACAACTCAGTTGACTATTAATACCAGAGGAGTTGAAGGAGTTGTAGAAACTCATGAGATCGGTGATCAAATAATGAAATATGAATTTAATGGTATTTCATTGAGAAGAATTAATAATGTAGTTTATGATATTTCGGATACTGATATTGAAAACAACGGATATTATGTTGAAATTGATAGAGGTGCGACATCAACTATTGAAGGAAAGTCAATAGGAATTAACAGATCAACGAATGGTGGTTTATATCCACAAGTATCTTTTGCCACTGAATTAATTGGTGGTGGTGCCGAAATCAAGGCATCTGAGAATATTATGTTTAATAGAATTAATCCCAAATTTAGTATAATATCTCCAGGAAAAGAAACTTCAGTAACTTCGAATATTAGAACTACAACAGGAACAAGTATTAGTGGAAATGAAACTTCCTTCATCCTTCAAAATACCGTAGAACCTGTAATTCCAAATCAAGAAAATGACTTAAGTTCTGTACGTATTGTTTGTTCTAGAGCAAATGAATTAAATCAATCAGCATTTACTAATGTATCTGGAAAGAGATCATTTAATTCTACAGTAACATTAAATACAACTAATGAAAATCTGTCACCAATGATATTACTAAATGATTCTGTTGTAGAATTTATCTCAGATGCTATTAATAGACCTGTAACAAATTATGCTACAGATTCTTCTACTAATTCAATTGATAATGATTCACATGACGCAATTTATGTCTCAAATATAATAAATCTTGCACAACCAGCATCATCTCTTAAAGTCCTATTAACGGCATATAGACCAGACCCAGCAGACATTAGAGTTCTCTATAGTTTGGTTAGAGAAGATTCTGTTGGAATTGAGCAAGAATTTGAACTCTTCCCAGGATTTAATAATCTTGAGTCAACCTCTGATGGTACTTTAAAAGTTGTTAATCCCGCATTAAATGACGGAAGACCCGATGTTAGAGTTCCAGCAAGTGAAAAAAATCAATATCTGGAATATGAATTTACTGCAAATGGTTTGGAAGATTTCAGTGGATATAGGATCAAAATTGTTATGTCATCAACAGATCAAGCAAACTATCCTATCATCAGAGACCTTAGAACTATCGCACTGAAATGAAGAATTTATCTAAAGTTAAAGATCATCCTCATCTTTATCGAGATGAGGATACTGGAGCAATTTTAAATTATGATACTGTTGGGTATAATCAAAGATTGAGAAAAATAGAAAGACAAAAATCTCAAAAAGAAGAACTAGATGAAATGAAGAAAGATATTGATGAAATAAAGATTTTACTTAAACAATTCCTTCAAAATAACTAGCCTGTACAAATAATATAAATAGCTAGAGGTATATTAGCATCATAAAATAATGGCTGTTTATGTATCCAACATTGTGATTGAGCAAGGATTTGATTTCGATACATCTTTTCAATTAGAGGATACTAGAACAAATTCTAGTTTGGATTTAACTGGATCATCAGTTTCTGGACAACTGAGAAAACATTATTCATCATCTACTGCAGTATCTTTTGGATCTACTGTAACATCTGCCGATTTGGGAATTTTATCAATCAGTCTAACAGGTACACAATCATTATCCCTGAAACCTGGTAGATATGTATATGACATAAAAATAACTTCAGCTACCGGCAAAGAGTATAAAGCCGTAGAAGGGTCAGCATTAGTAAGAGCAGGAGTAAGTAGGTAATGCCTAACATAAACGATAGAATTGGTTCTCAGAACGTAATTCGTGTATTATCCAATGCTTCTGCACCACCAACACGATTAATTAATCTAACTGACGTAAACTCATCTTTAAAAACAAAAGATGGTTTAATTTTGGTCTGGGATGTTTCTACTGAAACATTCTTCATGACGGATACTATTGATTCATCTTTGAATGTTTCAGGTATCGTAACATTTACAAACACTACACAATCAAACTCTAAAACAACTGGAGCATTGATTGTTAATGGTGGTCTTGGAGTTGGGAAAAATGTTAATATTGGTGAAGGACTTACTGTTGCTGGAGTTTCAACTTTTGCATCCAATTTAGATATTAACGCAGCTGTTGATATTTTAAATGGATTAAATGTTGCGGGAATTACCACATTAGCATCATCTGGTGGCATTACGACTACTGGTGGAGACTTTTATGTTGGTGGTGATCTTTATGTTGCTGATGACATAATATATGATGAGGCAACAGCAAGAAATTGGAATATAACTGGTATTGCCACAATAGGAACTTTACTTGATGTAAATGGAAATCTTGACGTAGATGGCAACACAGAATTAGATGTAACAAACATCAGTGAGACTTTAAATGTTGTAGGCATAGCAACCTTTGCTTCTAATATTGATGCTAATGGTAATTTAGATGTTGATGGTATAACCGAACTCGATATTACTAATATTAGTGAAACCTTAAACGTAGTTGGTCTATCAACTTTTGCTTCTAATGTAGATCTTAATGCCGACCTTGATGTTGATGGTATAACCGAATTAGACATTACCAACATTAGTGAGACATTAAATGTCACTGGTATTGCCACGTTTGCCTCTAATGTAGATCTTAATGCCGACCTTGATGTAGATGGTAGAACTGAACTTGACATCACCAACATCAGTGAAACATTAAACGTTGTTGGTGTTACTACATTAGCATCATCTGGTGGAATTACAACTACTGGTGGTGATCTTTACGTCGGTGGGGATCTTTATGTTGCTGATGATTTAACTTTTGATGAATTTACTGCACGTAATGCTAGTGTTAGTGGTATTGCGACGATAGGAACTCTTGGAGTTTCTGGATTAACCACTACACAAAGTCTAAGAGTTACCGGACTATCAACTTTTGTTGGAGTGGCAACTTTTTCGACTAATGTTTTTGTTGCAGGAACACTTGATGCCGGACTTATTGATGGAGGATCATTCTGATGGCAAAACCAACTACTAGAGAAGAACTTAAGGACTATTGTTTAAGACAACTTGGTGCACCTGTTCTTGAAATTAATGTAGCAGACGAGCAGGTTGAAGATTTATTGGATGATACCATTCAGTATTTTAATGAAAGACATTTTGATGGGGTAGAAAAAACATATTTAAAATATAAAATTTCTCAAGAAGATATTGATAGAGGAAGAGGTGGAACCGCAACTGTTGGTGTAACCACAACTGGTGTAGGAATTGTTACTACAACAGGAAGCTCAACAAATATTGCCGGTTTGGGTACGATTACTTCCAACTTTTATGAGACATCAAACTTCATTCAGGTTCCTGATTCTGTAATTGGTATTGAAAAGATATTTAAATTTGATACTAGTTCTATTTCTGGTGGAATGTTTAGTATCAAGTATCAGTTATTCTTGAATGATTTGTATTATTTCAACTCTGTTGAATTATTACAATATGCAATGACTAAAACATATCTAGAAGATATTGATATGTTACTGACTACAGATAAGCAAGTTAGATTTAATCAGAGACAAAATAGATTATATCTTGATATTGATTGGAAAGCACAATCCGCAGGCAATTACTTAGTTATAGAGTGTTATAGAGCATTAGATCCTGAAAACTTTTCAAAAATATATAATGACAGTTTTGTTAAGAGATATCTCACTGCTGCGATCAAAAAACAATGGGGACAAAACTTAATTAAATTTACTGGTGTTAAATTACCCGGTGGATTAGAACTTAATGGCAGACAAATATATGATGATGGTCAAAGAGAATTGGATGAAATAAAACAAAGAATGGCATCCGATTACGAATTACCACCCATGGACTTGATTGGGTAATACTCATGACATTAAATCCGTTTTTTCTACAAGGATCTCCGAATGAACAGTTTCTCGTTCAGGATTTAATAAATGAACATTTGAAAATGTTCGGAATTGAAGTTTATTATTTGCCCAGAAAAATATTTAAGACAGATAATATTATTCGTGAAATTCAGTCATCAAAATTTGATGATGTTTTTGCGATAGAAGCATATATCAATAATTTTGATGGATATGCCCCTGACAGTGATATTATGACCAAGTTTGGTTTAAGATTGAAGAATGAAATAAGTTTGACAATATCTAGAGAAAGATATGAAGAATTTATCGCACCATTTTTGGAGGGAATCAGTTCTGGAATTAGAGAGGGTTTAATTACTGAGTATGATTTCGCAGATTTAATTACAAGACCTAAAGAAGGAGATTTAATTTATTTTCCACTTGGTGAAAGATTATTTGAAATTAAGAGAGTTGAACATGAAAAACCATTTTATCAATTAGGATCAAGTTATACTTATGAATTGAGTTGTGAACTTTATGAATATGAGAATGAGCTCATTGATACTGCAATTGATGAAGTTGATAATACCGTAGAAGATGAGGGATATATTACATCACTCACTCTTGTAGGTTCTGCCATAACTGCCACCGCAACTCCCATCATGGCAACGGGAGGTGTTTCGCAGGTATTCTTAAATAATGATGGTTCTGGATATACATCCACACCAACCGTAACATTTTCAGCACCACAATCTGGAATCAATACCGCAACTGCGGTTGCTATTACAACCAGTGTCGGAAATGTTCAATCTATATACAGAATTGAAATCACTAATGCTGGTATTGGATATACATCTCCCCCAACAATAACATTCTCTGGTGGAGGAGGAACGGGGGCAGCTGCCACCTGCTCTATAAATCAAACAACAGACTTCAATATTAATCGCATTCGAATTGATAATGAAGGAAAGGGATATCCAACTTCACCTACTATAGAAATTGTTGGATCTGTTGGTTCTGGTGGAACAACTGCAATTGGTGTCGCAAGCATTTCTGACAATAAACTTAATGCAATTAATTTAATCAGACCTGGTGCTGGATATACAGAAGCACCAACTATCAATATTGCAGGATTCTCTACCGTTGGTTTTGGTACATTTATTTACAATGAGTTAGTAACTGGTGAGTCTTCCGGAGTAACAGGAAGAGTTAGAGACTTTAGAACAGTAATTTCAGTAACTCCAGGTGTTGCTCCTATAACCAATCTTAGAGTATCACTAAATACTGGTAAGTTTTCTACTGGCGAAATAATCGTCGGATCAATTTCATCTGCTAGATATGTTGTTCAAAACTATGATGATGAAAGTTATGACAACCCATATGATGTCAATGAAGAAATTGAATTAGAAGCTGACAGTATATTAGATTTTACAGAATCAAATCCTTTTGGTAGTTATTAATGTTAGGAACTTATTTTTATCACGAAATTATAAGAAAAACTATTATTAGTTTTGGCACCTTATTCAATAATGTTTCAATTCGTCACACTAAAAGTGACGGTAGCATTTTGGATGAAACCAAAGTTGGTCTTTCTTATGGACCAATGCAGAAGTTCTTAGCAAAAATTCAAGAACAAGAACAGTTATCAAAATCAATTGCGATTACTCTCCCTAGAATGTCATTTGAAATGACTTCTATACAGTATGATCCTACAAGAAAAACTGGTGTAACTCAAACATTCAAAGTCAATGATACTTCTGGAAACACGAAAAAAGTTTTCATGCCAGTACCATACAATATTGGATTTGAACTCAATATTTTTAGTAAGTTAAATGATGATGCACTTCAGATTATTGAGCAGATACTTCCATTTTTTCAACCATCATTTAATCTAACAGTTGATCTTGTTAGTTCTATTGG